ATATCCATTTGGTTTAAGTAGTCTCCAGAACTCTGAGAACTGAGCAAAGAATAGTTTGTAGTCACCCTGTTGACCAAGATGCTCTAGCACCTCGTAGGCATGGATTTCGTCAAACTCTTGGTCTTGGAATGGCAGCGGAAGCTCCATCAAGTCCCACACAACATCAGGTTTATGGTCTTCGTTGTAGTCCAAAGTGGTCAGGTTAGACCAATCTTTAGTGCCATCGGAGGCCAATCTTTTGTTGTGATTTGAGCCACAACCAATTAAAAGTTCTTTTTTCATTCTATTTCTACCACTTTATCGCCATTGGATTTAATGTAATTCTTTGTTTTCTGGATGTATTTCTCAAACTCAGACCTAGAAATACTTCCCTGTTGTAGATCTGCATACTCAATTAGATCCCTGATGGACTTGATTCCTTGCCCATCCAAACCCATCTTTTTTGTTTCTTGAAAGCGTAAAGCGGCTTTGTGAAGGCTTTCTTGTGCTTTCTCACAGATAGGTAGCACTTCAGGACCCACCCCACTCTTTCCCATCATTTCTGACAGGTTTAAAACATCTACCAAGGTACGCCAGTCAGAGATAGTTCCAGAGCCTTTTGTCATTGCGTCTAGTGCTGAGTACTCAAGGAGTCTAAGTTTGTCCAGCTTGTCCCTCTGGGTTATCGATGCCCCGATTATTGCGTGAACAGTCGGGTCTATCAGATTCCAATGCTTTCTCTTTGTTTTCTTTCTCATTATCTTTTCCGAAAATGGCATCCCATCTATTTGCGTATTCTTCGTTAGTTACTGAGAATTTTCTTGGAGTAGAACCTTTGCCCATTGTCTTCCTTATCTTGGTTATTACATCTATGTCTATTTGCGGCCTGTAATGCTTCAAAAGCCCATTTACAGTTAGTGCATACCCAATATGGAGGGTTGTTAGGTGCGTCCCTTTTTTGTTCAAGCATCTTGTTGTCCTTTAAATTTCAATCCATGCAAAACCATTGCTTCTTTAACAAATTGCAATCCTTTTACGCCTAGATTTGGAATTCGTCTTACTTCTCGTTCTGTCCAGTTGCAAAGATCTTGTTTCATTAAGATATTCTCTGACACTAAACATCGGTGATACCTAATCGGCAAATCAAGGTCTTTAATGTCAGAGTTTTGCTGTTTGTGTTGCATCTCTTGTTCTTTTTGCCATTCCCGCAAAATGCGTTCACGATGTTCTAACATTTCTACCGCCATGCGATATGCGGTTTGTGCAGTAGAAAATGGATTTGTAATACCCATTTTTTCAATTTGGGCTTTCATTGCGTTAACCGCAAAGTGGTCTAACAATTCTGTTTTAGTCATTTTTTCATACCTCTTACAAAAGCAGCGAAACTCTGTGCCGTGTCCCCCAATGACTTCATTAAGCTGAACTCATGGGCTACCTCATCTAGCGTCTTATTTCGTACAGGACAGTTCCTTCCTTGGGTACAGTCGTAAGTGCAACAGTCCATGCCACTAGATTTGTTTGCTCTCAATATCTGTTTGCCAAGGTTACTGTTTTGTTCAACCATGTTGAAAGCCTCGTCTTCCTCTGGAGTCCAGTCAGTCATGGTTTTTGCTCCTTAGTTTGGCTTGAATAAGCAAAATAATGTTAAGAATATCGTCATATGAATATTCACCAGACAAATTTCCAAATGGAATTGCAGCTTCCATTTCCTCCTCTGTCAACCCTACCCATGTGCGTTGTGGTGGGGTGGTGTAGAGGTCAGCCTCATGTTGAAACTGTTTGTCAGCAATCCAATTAACTACGCCATGACTTGCAACCGCCACAGGCTCATCCTTCGCTTTTGGCTCAATCCAAAAAAGTTCGCCAATCTGCTCTGCCGTGTAATTGGTAAAGTCGTTACCGCCCCATTTGATAAGCGTCTTTCCAGATGAGGATGTAGCCCATACAGTGCAAAGTTCGTCAGTCTCAATACATCGCAAGATGTCGCCTCTACGCAGTTTTATAGGCTCATCCTTCGCTTCTAGTGCGGCTTTAATGGCGGTGAATGTTTCTTTGTAAAGAACTTCGCCAGTGCTTTCGTAGTGTTTCATGCCCAAATCTTCCAACGCCTCCAATGCAAGGCGTAATGCTTCGTCTTTAGTCATGTCTTCACCTGTAAAGAAATAGGAATGTAAATACAAGCCTTGTCTTTACTGTTAATGACATGGACTGTGGTTTTATGCTCAGACAATGGTCTTTTGCAGTTTGCACACTTTGCATCTGGATGTGATGGTTTGCAATTTAGCATCATGGTTCGTAATCTTGTTTGTAATTCAACTTATGGTCTTGGAAACGCATTGCAGCTTCCATCTCAAGCTCTTTAAATTGCTCTTCAGAAAATATCCCAATGACATCTCTGCCTTCAAACCATACTTCTTTGATTGACTCGTTGTATGTAGTCTCGCCATCGTACTCATACTCGTAAACAACTTTAACGATCTCACTACCTTCGCCTGTTGTTGTGTCAAATTCCCAAGTTTTTTCCATTATTTACTCCTGTTAAAAATTACACTTTATCAATTATTTTGTCTTTTTCTATTAGGACTTACCCTAATGTCTGAATCATTCTCAAGGCGGCTTCTGGGTTGTCTATTCTTGCCAATGTACCGCCACACCAATTCTCGAAAAAGTCAGCTTGTAGTTTTGTTAATCTCTTTTTGGGGTCTGTTTTTATCTCTACAAGGAAAGTATGGTTTTTATATCCCACAAGCAGATCAACAGGTAAACCAATAATCCAAACAACTGCACCAGCGGCACGAAGCACACTGACAATTTGCTCTTGATTTGCGTCAACACGGGCTGCTCTCCTCATTCAAATGTCCCTTCTTTAATCATGTTCATGTAGGTGCGGATACGATCTCTAGCACCAGAGCCATAGATTCGTTCTGCTCTCTCTAGCCGACCACGCACAAAGTCTCTGTCTTTGTTTGTTTCCCAAGTGCGATACAGTTCACGAGCCTCTGCTTGCTCAAGGATTACCCTATCGCTTGGGTTTTCTACATTTTTACGACTCCAAGTCACCAGTTAACTCCAATGCTTTGTTTATGAGGTGTAGAGGATAAGGTACGCCATCACGCACCTTGTCTAGTAGTTTCATGGCTTCGTGGTGAGACATTTAATTTGTTCCTCAAGTTCTTTTATTCTTTTTTCTTGGTCATCAAATCTATCTTTGAGAATTTCCATTAGTTCGCCAAAAACTTTCCATCCTTCATCATTCATGCTTTTCTCCTATAAGCGTTAAGAATTGCTCGTTCTTCTGGTGTTGGAGGACGAGTTATTTTTTCATCCTGCTTAATTTTTAACAATGCAGGATCAGGTTCATTTGACGCAGCTAATGTGAGCCTTATGTTGTCAGCAGGGTTTGGTTTAACAACCCAATCAGCTTTAAATGCTTGCCAACCACGAACAATACATTCCTCTAAGGCTTTCTCTAAAGTCCAACCAGCCTTGCTTGCTTCATTGGTTAATGCGTCAATTGCTCTCTGTGTTATTGGTGCTTTTTTGGCTTTCCTCAAAGATTTGAATTCCTGCCAAACAGAATCAGAAACACCGACAGGTGTTGCAACGACAGTTGCTTTCTTTTGTGTCTTGTGTTCTGTGTCTTGTGTTATGTGTAATGTGTTATGTGTAGCATTGCTTTCGGATTGCGTTGGCAATGCGTTCGCATCCTTCTTACCCCATCTAACTTTAGCAGAGGCACTTGCCTTTTCTGATTTATCACCAGCTTTAGCTATTTCCTTGTTTGCCCTATGATGAATCCATCCATCATCTGTGCGCTCGAAATACTCTTGCAATACGATTGCAATGCTTTCGGTATGCGAACGCATCCTTATCTGTCTAGATACTTCAGCTTCATCAAGTGGAATTGGAATTTCATGGAGATAGTACCAATCAAGCAATCGCCTATAGATTAGATCTTCAATTTCAGAAAGGTGTGAAGTGTGACTTTGGTAGTCACCAATATTAAACTGGTAGTAGTGCATAACTCGCCTTTTATGCTCCCTTGAAAAGAAACTGCGGCAGGAGAGGGAGTAACTCTTTTCGGAACGGGGATCAATCCATTCCTAGCCGTGTTTCAAAACATTGTAAACTTAAAAAAGCCTACTGTAAACTTAAATAAATTGATTATTTGTGATCTCTGTTGGGCTTGATTTGTAAATCCTACGAGCTTGAGCGTTCATCACTTTGTACTCAGCAGGTGTAAAAATACCCTTTGCATTGCGAATATCAAAAGGATTCAGCTTGCAGCGTGTTTCCTCATCATCTCTCTTTGGTTTGTACTCGATAAGATCATCATCTAGCGTGTACTGAGCTACCCAGTGTTTGCCAACTTTGACTATTTCTGTTGTCAATTTATCTTGATGGCGTAGTTTTTTAGCAGTAGACAGTACTGTTGCCTGTGGCATACCAGTTAAATTGGCTACTTCATGTGAGGTCAAAGGTCCATTCTGGAGTGCTTTAATTACCTTGGCTTGTGTCATTGGTACATTTCCTGGATGTTGATAGGACGATTTACATGGTTTTCTAATGCTCTAACTAGCAGTGCGACAACTGCAGCATTGAAGTCCTCTGGTTCGTCAACATAAGCATTACACATTGTGATTGCGTAATCAAGCAATGTTTCTGCACATTTTTGTTCAATTTGTTCGATGTTCATACCATGAGCCTAGCATGATAAAAAAGTTGCGTAAATTAGGGAAAACACCTATGTAAATTATGGAATCTATGTGGCACATTATCGGTGTGGACAGCAATTATCCACATTTTTTATAAACAAATAGGAGTGAATGTGAATACAGAAGAATTAAGGCGTAAGGCTAGACAGCTTTACAACAACAAGTTGGTTTCAGAAGATATCAACCAACATAACCAGCGTAAGTGGGTTAGATCTGTTCTTAGACTTGGTGACAAATACTTGTTGGCAAAGAAGGTAGAGCGTATCCAATGAAAAGCTTATTTGAACAGTACAGAGAGCAATTTGCAGACATTCAATATTGCTGTTATTGCTTAGAACCAAAAGGTGACAAATGGCATTGCTGCCAAGAAAACCACTTTATTGATTTCAGAGATTTAGACATTGAAGATCAAAAAGCAATCATCGATGAAGAGTTAGACAATAATTTTTAAAGGAGTGAATATGTCAATAGAGGCGTTACTGAAGAAAGATGTTAATTCTCACACAGAGAAGAAAAATAATCTGACCTACCTGTCATGGGCATGGGCTTGGGCAGAGGCTCTCAAAGCTGATCCTACAGCGTCCTACAAGGTAGAAATGTTTGGTGACAAGTGTTTCATGGATATCAATGGTACGGCAATGGTGTTTGTTACTGCCACCATGTTTGGCAAACCAATGACCTGCCAACTTCCTGTGATGGACTATCGAAATAAAGCCATCCCTAATCCTGATGCTTTCCAAGTTAATACAGCCATCATGCGTTGTATGACAAAAGCACTTAGCTTGCATGGACTCGGTTTATACATCTATGCAGGTGAGGACCTTCCAGAAGAGGGTGGACGATCAGATAAAGTTGTTATTACACCAACACAAGGTGCAATGGATAATATTCCTCCAGAGGAATTACAGTACTTGCAAGAGTTAGCAGTTGAATTAATTGCTACTTGTGAGCAAGGTGATCCCAAGGCAGCTTGGGTTAAGTTGGAATCAGAGAACCTAGATAGCGAACAAAAAGTAGCTCTCTGGACACTGCTTCCCAGTAAAGTGCGTTCAGCGTTAAAGAAAGCAAAGGAAATCTAATGGAAAAGCGTGACAACTCAGGTGTTCTGTTTAAGAACGACAAAAAAGAAACAGGCAACCATCCTGACTACAAAGGTAACATTACAGTAAATGGTCAAGATTTTTGGCTATCTGCATGGATTAAAGAAGGTAAGGGAGGCAAGTTCATGGGACTAGCACTCTCACCTAAAGAGCCACAAGCAAAACCATCAGCAAGGTCTAAATCTACAGGCTTTGATGATATGCCAGACGATATGCCATTCTAATATTCGGGGGGAAAGCGGATGCCATGCGACAGAAATGTTGGCTTCAACTTGGTGCAGCGAGTACCCCCACCACAATTCAACAGGAGTTAATGATGGACTATAAGAAAATATTTAAGACGATGTTCCCAATTGGTGAGTTTCCACGAGTTAGAAGCTCAGATCCAGTAACATCTTTTGAGGCCGCAGACCAGATTAAAGAATCTGCTAAACAACATCACCAGGTCATTCTAGAGTGCCTAAGAACACATGGTGCGCTTGGCAAAGATGGCATAGCTGCATTGACAGACCTAGATGGTAATCAAGTCGCTAGACGCTTAAGCGAAATGAAAGTATTAGGTCTTATCCAATTAACTGGAAAAACAGTTAAATCAAACTCAGGACGCAACGAAAGAGAGTGGTCAATATGAGTTATGCAGATTTAGAAATGAAGGTTGTGCAGTGGGGTGAGGCTCGTGGCATCGTCCAGAACAGCACAGCATTTGCTCAAGCACTCAAAACTAAAGAAGAATTAGATGAGTTGTTTGACGCTATCAACAATGAAGATAGAGAGGCCATAAAGGATGCCTATGGAGACATCTTGGTGACCCTTATCTTGGGTTGTGCTTGTATTGACCTTGATCTCGTAAGTTGCTTAAAAGGTGCTTATTTAGAAATCAAGGACCGCAAAGGATATCTCAATGAATATGGGATATTTGTTAAGCAGTCAGAACCTGCATAGCGTGATTTATGTGTTTAATCCTGTCGTCTAGACCAATAAAACCGCCATTGATCTTCTTGGTCATGGTTTTATAGTCACGAACATCTGCAAATTGGTTGAGTTTCTGGGTATTCCAGAACCAACCAGCAGTGAGAGCCGCATACATTGGAGTTGCAACCAAATCAGGCTCCATCACAAAGTCCACCCCTAGAGCTTGCCCTGCATGGTAGTAGTTAGCATGGCCTGTCAACTGGATGCAACCCCTGCCTCTGAAACGATATCCATCACCAGAGGCTTCATCCCTGTTGCCCATACGTGAGCTGTAAACAGTATTGGCAATAGCCTTTGGATTACGAGCGCACATCTGTGCTTTAGTTGAATCAAAGCGTTTAGGCCATAACTTCTGTAGAGCCTCTGCACGATAGTTCAAGTTTTCTTCTAAGATCTTAAAATTACCGCACTCATGGCTACATTGACCAATAAACGATGCTTGGCGAACTGGAGTGCTAATATCAAAACGCTCAAAAGTTGCGTTCAAAGCATCAACCCATTGCTCACCAATGTGTAGCTTTGCAAGTTGTTCTTTATTTACCATTTAACAAATTCCTTACATCGTTATAAGCATCTATACAGGCATTTAGTTGGGCAGTGTTTCTATCACCCTGGGCAACTATTTCTGCGATGGCTTGGAGGGTTGCTCGCTCGGCATCAGAAGCTTGGTCAGCCTGTCTGTCAGGTTCACTTCTTGTTTCTGGATTTGTGGGGGCAGCGGGGGTACTTGCGGGGGCTTGTACACAACTTGGGGCGCTGATCCGCACCCTACCAGCACGAATGGCAGCATCCAAAGCACTTTGTTTTTGATTGACAACATTTGTAGTCTCCTGAAGTTTGGTAGCAGTAGAGTTAATTTGCTCAGTAAGTTTTAGTTCAGTTTTACGAGATTCCTCATTCTTCCGAGCAATCTCAATCTGCATTTCAGCATCACGATCTGACCAACCGAAATGGTATCCACCACGATATGTACCAAATAAGATCACGAATGACCCAACCAGTAGCCAAGGAAGTGGTATGCCAAACATTAGTCAACCTCTTTTCTTGCCATAGCTAAATGCTCACGATATTCATTGTCTTCCATGTGATCTGGAGGAGTGCTTGGCGGTGGCGGTGGAGTCCAAGATTCATCCAACTCAGGATTAACCCACTTAGGAAGGTCACTGGAAGGCGCTGTCCATGTATAAGTTGGTTGTTGACCAGAAACGCTTGTAACGCTCGTTTGTGGTGAGCAGGTAGGTTGTGTTGTACTGGGTGGATTTGAAGGCTTGATGGCGTTATTAACCGCTCCTACAGCCCTTTTGGACATAACTCCACCAATTCCACCAACAATCAGCAGAACAATGTCGTTCAACATCTTGGTATACGCTTGGTCAATAGGAGCCATTGACTTAATTGGTTGTGTCACAAAGGTGACAGAGTACAAAAGTGCAATAACAATAAAACACAAGATCAGGGTGACTATGACAACCACAAAGCCCCAAACTCGTACTTCAATGTCTTCAGGGGTTAGGTTTTTCTGATTGGACATCATTAACTTTTTTCTCCAAGATTGGTGCTACCAGATATTCTGGACACATTTGAGTAAATAGACACTTAGGCTTCTGACATTGCTCTAAGTGAAAGTTGTCTGGGTTCTGGCATGGGTATCGATAAACATCTTTGCATCCAGTTAAAAGTAACACTAAAAACAGATATCTCATGCCATCACATCCACTTGTGAAGCCTTAACCCATTGAGTCTTAATCTCTTGGGCTTTTTGTTGGTGTTGGACTTGATGATTCAACTCAGCCAACCTTTGCATATTCTGTTGGTGGATCACCCTATGAGCCTCCCATAGCATACGAGCGTTCTCTTGATAAGTGGTAATTTTCATAACCCAATCTTTCCAAGTAAAAGGTTAACAATCTTGTCTGACAAGTCATCAGGCAAGAACCTCAAGAATCCTAGAAACCACCAAGCAACACACCCATAGCAGAACACCCTGCAAAACAAGTCGAATTGCTTCTGGTACTCGTTCATCTACCACAACCACCCTTTGGACATAGGCTCATCAACTCATTTATACCAATAAAGACCAGTAGTAGAACAAAAGCAATACCGCCAATAATCATAGCAATCTCTTGCATTTCCTCTTCTTTGGCCTTGGCCTTCTTTTCCTCGGCTCTCAATGCTGCCACCTCTTTGGCATCATCTCTATCCATCTCAGCTTGTCTAGCTTTGATCTTGTTCCAGACATCTATCTTGCCTGTTTGCATGAACAACATCTTTAATTCTTCTTCAAAGGCTCTGGCTTGCTCTAGTGCCATCTCAATCTGAAGAGCGGCTCCCATGTTTGAGCCTTTCTTCTCCCTCTTGGCTTGAAGCATAGCCTTTGTTGCTTGACTCTTAGCGTCAAACATCTTGCCAATCATGGGGGCAAGACCACCTAAATCGTTGGCTACCTTACTAGCCTTCTTAACCATTGAAATGGCACTCTGTAGGCCATTTAAAGCTGTGATTGGATCAATCATTTCTTCTCTACCTTTTTCCATTCAATACAGTAGACCCTGCGGTTGTAAACATCTCCAACCCAAGTCCACTTAACACACCTGTATTCAATAGATACAGCCAGTAAAAAACTAATCATATCCAAGCCCAAATTATTATGGATAAACTCCAAATGACAAGGGCAACCATACTGACTGCCGCAATGAATGCAAGCAGCCAGTCTTTCATGTTATCTAAACAGGTCTAAAAGACCCTTAATAGGTTTCTGTGGAACAAATTGATCTGGGTTATTTACAGATTCATTCATTGCTTGACCCATTGCTGTTCCCATACCGCCAGCTCCTTGTAATTGTTCACCAAGTAAGAATCGAGTTCCAGTTTGGCTAGAAAGTGCATTAGCTAATCTGTTTGCACCTACTGGCACAGCGGCAGCAGATGCGGCACTAATTAATCCAGTGCCAAATCCACCCATCCCTAAACCTTCAGCAATCTGACCACCGAGGCCAAAACCACCTGCAATACCACTTCCACCCGCTACATAAGGCAATAGTGCTGCACCAGTTGCAGGTGCTACCTTTGGTGTAACAGCACCACGAGTTGTATCAACAATGTCTCTCAACAAAGTTATTTCATCTAAAAGTGCAGGGTTATCTGCAAATGCAACACGTTGTGCAGTTGGACTATCTGGTCTGCCAAGATTCAAAGTTCTTGTAAATGCAGGTGCTGAGAAACCAGTAGCCGCATCAGGATTAATAGCTCTGTTTCTAGCTTCATTCAAGATAGAGTATTGAGCCGCTTGTTTACCAGTTGGTGACATCAAGCTAAAAGCAAGTTCTGCCGTTGCAGGATTCTTGTCAAAACTAAAGTTTTGCGCTACCAAATCAATATCATTTTGTGGTGTCTTGCTAGATACAAGCTTGTAGATGTTTGAATCTTGTCTAAAAGGCAAAACAGTCTCTTTAAATTGAGCCATTGCCTTTTGGTGTTGTGCGCCAGCAGGTGTGGTCAATGGAAGACCATCAGGACCAAATCCAGGCGTTGCCCATACATCCACATCATCAGCTAAACCTTTGTATAGTTGATTTATTGAATTTAACTGTTTCTCGCTATAAGAGCCAGGCACAAGACCCTTACGAACACGTTCCATTTCAGAAAAAACTGTAGATTGCAAATCACGCAATTCTCTGTAAGAACCACCGCCATTTTGAATCAATGTATTTAGCTTCTCAATAGTTTTTTCAATGACAGGAGTCTGAGAAGTAGATGGAAATTGATTGATAACATCAATTGTTGCTTGGTTTGTATTACGCAACGGGATGATGTCATTACCAGCCAACGCCTCTGCTTGCTTAAATTCAGGGCTTACATTTGATTTAGCAGTTTGATATTGTTTACGTAAGTCGTCAGCAATAATCTTCTTCTCGCCACCTTCAGACATTCTTGATGGCTTAAGATTTTCAGTAGTTTTTTCAATTAACTTTTTAACTTGATCTGCTTTTGTTTGATTTGATGATTCTTTTGAAAAACCCAATTGACGCAATTTGTCAATAGTCCCTGCACCTGGGCCACCAACATCACCAACATCTACATTAACACCACGTTGGCGAGCAGATTCAATAAGTTGTCCTGATACTGGTTCACGATAACGTGTGCCTGTTGGAACATTACCCGCTCTAGCGGCAACAGCACTAGCAGGTAAACCTGCCGCCAAGTTAATACCAAGCAATGCCAATGGGTTATTGATATCAAACTGACTACGAGCAGTTTCAGCAGCTCCAGTACCAACAGTAGCACCTGCCACTTGAGCAACAGGTTGAGCCGCTAAACCCTGACCAACTGCCTGAGTAGTCGCTCTTCCAGATTGTTGCAATATACCGCCAAGACCACCAGTTGCAGGGATACCTGCTACCGCACGAGTCACATTACCAATCCCACGTTCAAAGTTTGTCTGTGGTTGTGGCAAACCAAGCATGGTTGCAATGTTTGACATGGACTGACTAGGAGTACCAAGTTGACTACCAGTAGCCCTGTTAATCAACATATTCAAAGGTGTGCCAACAATGTCAGCAACCTGACCAATACCCTCTAAACCATAGCGAGCAGTTAAGCCTACCTGACGGGCAACAGAGTCTTGATTCTGTCTTACAGGTGCTTTGGGGACTATTTGTTGTCCAAGTTGAGATGGATCAACATCACGATATCCAACATTTTGTTGTTGTTCTTGTGTAGCCATGCCTCTCAGATCAATTTTGGGTGTTGCTTGACCAAGCATAGATGGGTCAATATCACGAAAAGTAGCCATGTTTGTACCTACAACTTTCTGTACGTAGTTTTGCGTTTCTTTGAATGGAGGAACACCACCATACTTCTCAACATTGCTAGGTCCTGCGTTATAAGCGGCAGCAACCAATGTAGGATCTTGAAATCTTTGTGTTAACTGGCCTAGATATTTAACACCACCTCTGATGTTATCTTTCCAATCCATTCGATTAACGCCAAGATCTTTAGCAGTTGCACTCATCAACTGCATAGGTCCATAAGCACGATCATTAAATCTTGTTTTAGGACCTATAGCGTTAAACGAACCACCAGACTCAGTTTCTACAATCTTTTGCACCAAAGAAAAAGGAACGCCTTGCCTTTCGGCTTCTTGCCTAGCAAACTCGTAAACTTGTTCTTTGGTAGCCATTAGTCATAAACCCTGAAAACGCCATTTGGCAATTGATAAGCAGTTTTACCTCTGTCAGGACCACTTGTCACAGGGAAACTAGGCAAATACTTACGCAATTTAGGATCTTCAAAAATTGATGCACTACCTTGTGGAGTTTGTGACCATTTCTCAACCACATCAGGCACAGGATTCTTGGTTACATAGTTGTAATAATCCTTCTTGCGCTGATTTGCAACCCTAGTAACATCTAAGTAATATTGGACAGCTTCTTTAGGATTTGTAATTTGTGGTCCACGAGATGCACTAAATTGAATATCTTTATCAGAAGTTGCACCAACTAAATCTTGGATGTTGGCAGAAGCTACATCAGCAACAGATTGCAAGAACAAAGGGGAATCAACTGCCACTGCTTTTGCTCTTTCACCACCAATGCCCAAGCCACTTGCAATAGCCGCAGCTTCAGACTTAAATGCCGCAAACTTACCTGGCTCAAACGCACCACGATTGATAATGTTTTGCAGGTTTTGCAAACTTGCATCAGAGCTTGAAGCCGCTTGGAATCCTTTAAAAGCCGCTTCTCTGATTGGCTTGTAACCTTCAAAAGCTTGAACTTCAGAAGGAGACAGTGCTGTTGGTTGACCTAATGCTTGTGCTTCAGTAACACGCTGTGTTCGGCCTGTACCTGGTACAACAACATTAGTAGGTGTTGTTTGTAAAGAAGCTTGTCCTTCTCCAAATCGCTTGTCAAAACCTAACTGTTGAGTAACTGAGCGCATACCTGGCAACAGATTTGTTTGCATTAATCCTGCATCATTAAAACTTAGTTGCGCTCCTACTGGCACTTCAGGCAATGTAGTACCAACTTTTGCTTGTAATGCTCCTGCAACTGGTTTAGCTTCAAATTGACCAGTTCTACTGTTGTATTGAGTTTGAATTAAATCTCTTTGTTGTGGCAAAGAACCAATAATATTTCCTTGGTTGTCAACACGCAAACCATCAACAAATGTCGGTTGCATTGCTTTCAATGTTTCACGAATTTGTGGTTGTGCAGGATTACCAGACAAGCGCAATGAGTCTGCCAATGCCCTGTTGAAATCAATAGGTGCATTCAAAATGTCTATTTGGTTTTGACCTGCGGCAACAGTAGGACCACGGCCTCCTGCCGCTAATGCTCGTTGACCTGCTTGCATAGGAGTTGGAGCATATTGCTCTAAGAAACTACCAACTTCACCACGCTGACGTTGTTTCTCTTTCATCTCAGAGATAGCTTTTTGACCACTAATGTACTGATCAGGTACAGACATAGCAGACCTTAAGCCCATTGCAGGATCATTGCTTAACAAAGAACCTAACAAGAACTGAGTTGTAGCTTGCTTTTGCAAACTTTCTTTCTCAGTATCACTAAGACCAGTAAGTGCCGCATCAGACAGCAAACCAAAATTGAAAGCCATATAAACTCCTTAAAGACCAAGCACACCAAGCAAACCTTGGCGTGAACCAGAAGTTGTTTGCATTCCAGATCCACCACCAATGTTGAGTCCCAACGCCTGATTGATAATCTGTTGTTGTTCCAAAGGCAGATTGCGGATTGCATCCAATTGCTGTTGTGTGTACTGCTGTTGGAATTGACCTTGAGCCGCCAAGTTCTGAGCGCCTTGGAAGCCCATCTGTTGAGCATTCTGAGCAATACCTGCCATTTGACCTGCGGCAGCTAAGTTCTGCTGATTACCCGCTAAACCTGCTTGTTGGTTAGCCAAGTTTGCTTGCAAGAAGTTTTGCTGATTAGCCAAACCTGCTTGTTGTGTCAAACCTGCTTGTTGAGCATTAGCCGCATTGATTGCCGCTTGGTTAGCCAAACCTGCCTGATTAAATGCAGAAGCTCCAAACTGACCTGCTTGATTCAAAGCACCCATGTTTGCCAAGTTGGTTGCTTGTTGATTGCCCGCATTGAACTGAGCCATCTGATTTTGAGCGGCAGCGTTCTGAGCAGCAATAGTGTTTTGAGCGCCAGCACCAAACTGAGCGGCTTGATTGGCAGCGGCCTGAGTTGACAAACCTGCTTGCTGAAGTTGTTGGGCATTAAACTGAGCCATTTGGTTCTGTGCCGCTTGGTTTGACAAGTCTGCGACATTACCTGCTTGAGCGCCAAACTGAGCCGCCTGATTAGCCGCAGCTTGAGAGGCCAATCCTGCTTGTTGGAGGTTACCAACATTGAATTGTGCCATCTGATTTTGAGCCGCTTGGTTAGCCAGATTAGCTTGCTGTTGAGCTTGCATATTAGCTTGACCAGTAGTGACATCAACACCTTGATTAGCCAATGCTGCACGTAGACTTGCATCTTGGTTAGCCAAACCAAACTGACCAGACAGAGCCAAAGCCTGTTGGGTAGTGGCGGCATCTTGTGCTTGGTTAAGTTGTTGAGCTTGCATAGCCCTAGACAAATCAGCCTCAGAAGCTTGTTGTGCGGCTTGGAAAGCGGCAGCATTCTGTTGGGCAACCAACCGAGCGGCATTCTCACCAAAAGCTCGATTAGTTTCTGCTTCAGCAACACCTTGGCGTGAACCACCAAAGGCTTTAGCCGCAGTAGCACTAGCAGCAGTCTGTTGTTGTTGCAATTGTCTAGAACGCTCTAGATCTCTCAAAGATTGATTTGTGACTTCTTCAGTATAAGGATTCATGTACTGCTGAACATTCTGGTTTAAGAATGAACCTGCCTGTACATCACGAATATTCTGACGAGCTTGTGGAGCAATCTGACCCAGAGCAGTAGAGGCTACTTGTTGACCAGAAACACCTGCCGCACCAACTTCACGAACAGTATCTCTATTCATTTGAGCTGCAAGAGCCTGTGCTGAAGGACCTGCTTGTTGTCCAGTAAATCCTAATGAGGTATAACCTTGACCCCTAGCAGTAGCGGTAGGACCTGCCTGTTGACCAGTAAAACCAAGAGACTGATAACCAGTGGCTTGTGCTTGTGTAGCAGGACCAGCAGAAGCTGATTGAGCCGTAGCAGGGTTATAGCCTGTCTGAGCCGCCATAGCAGATGGAGCTACTTGAGCACCACCAAATTGCTGTGCTTGTACATTCTGAGGTTGATAGTTTGCCGCTCTGTTGGCGACATCAAATGAAGCACCAATACCTTGGAATATGGCATTGTTTGGATTAGCAAAGTCTCTGGTTAACTGAGTTGCACGTGCTTGATCTTGGTTGTATCCCGCAAACTGGCGAGGAGCTAATTCTCCCGCAACATCTCTAGATGTTTGCACATTTTGCAAGTAAGCGTCACGCAATGCAGGATCAAGCTGCGCTGTTTGTTGACTAGAACCACCAGACATAATTACACCTCCGTAGAAAGCCAATAATGTGTTGGCTTCATGTTAAATTTAGATACAAAAGTTCTTGACCAACCCCTACGTCCTGTCAGGGTGATTTTTTGGCATCCCATGTCTTCAGCGAACTTCTGAATACGGGGGGTGATGGTTTCTAGATCTGCTAGATCACCTGCCGCTAAAAATATGTGCAATACCCTCATTCTTGGGAATATCTGCACTTGAGTGACTACTGCGCTGTTATCACTTGTCCATAATTGCATCGTACTACTGTCAATACAGTCGGCTACATCTTGCATATTATGCGTATTATCGTATTCTAAAGCAGGTTCTAAAATTTTCTCTACTTTTTTAAAATATACAGCCCATAGTGGTAGTTCACCATCTACTTTATATTTTTCGTAGTCAATCATCTCAAACTGCCAGGTTTCCCATCAAATCTGATAACTCCAACTCGCCAATCTGTTAAAGCAACAGCTTCAATCTTTACTGCAATCTGTCTACCAGTTAAACGAACTGATGTAGGTGAAGACAAGGTATATGGACCATGCGTGTATTTAGTAGCATTTGGGTAGAACTTAGTACTAAAACTAGCCCTAACATCACCTGCAGTCTTCTCATCAGGAACTAATCCTGTAAGACTCATTACCCTGTCGCCATTACCTAATTCAACTGGTCCTGACTCAGCAAATAGTGTCTGTGAATCATAGTTGTTGCCAACCTCATGCTCGTAGACATATCCATCTGAAGATACCAGAATAGGATTGCTGAAAATACCTCTGTCTGTACCGCAAGTACGATCCAAAGTGCCAATAGCCCAGTGATTCTCACGATAGTTATAGGTCACATAGGAATCTACCTCGTTGGTAGACACACTTGGGTAATACCACCAAATCTCACCAAATGCTGAGTTATGGACACAATAAATCTTAGATGCTTGGGTAGTGTTCAGGTTGCTAAAAACAAAGTCAGAGACATCCGATACCAAAGGTTTGACAAAACCATCATAGATCCAGAATCCTGACCCTGACATCCAAATACAGGCATTGTCAGTAGCCGCTACCGATTGTTTGGAGATAACTCCACAACCAGTGCCAACACGCTCAAAACTGTAAATAAAGGGTGGGCCAATATAAGTGGCAGTATGGACATCCACATCTGTAAATAGAATGGTAGTACCCCGAACACGCTTGGCACACTGTAAAGAGCCAACAGTGGTTAATTCAAAGTCACCTGCTTGGTTAGTTGCGGCAGGAGTCCAAGTTGTATTGTTCTCTTGGTCACACCACTGAACTTTTCTAGGATTACCACCTGCACCCAAGGCAAACAAGAATCGCTCTTGGGTAACAATCAGCCCTGTACAACTTGTAGGAGCATTTGTGATGGCGGCAGCGTCATTGGCTGTATTTAACTGCCATTCAAGCAGTTTTCCGTCCTTAGATGAGCAAGCAACCAGATATTCACCCCATGTGTCCATAGACCATGTAGTGGCAGGAGTTACAGATCCTAAATCTGGTCTAGCAACACCATAAGCAAAACTGCCATAAGTACTGTAACCATAGCCAATCTTCTGTACGGCATTTGCATCACCAGTAGTGAAGGATGCAGGGGTTATGTCTGTCAGAGTGTTTGTTTCGCTCAGAACATACAGATTTGTATGAGTTCCAATACCAATTCTGCGGTTGTTTGAGTTGTCTCGCCAGTTAATCAAACCCCTAGCTTTACCAGATAACTGGGTTGTGGTGCGTTTTCTCCATCCACCGACAGGGCGAATAGTACCCTCAAACCAACGAACTAGGTTAGAACTATTCCAACGTCCTTTAGCCTGATACTCTGTACCATTCTTGAATACACCTGGAGGAATTTGGAGCGGAATGTAGGCCATACTTTGTCAATCAGGTAGGTTAGAAACAAAGCTCATTGTAGCAATAACGCTAGGAACTGCGGGTCTCGTTGGGCTTGTGCTAGTCCCAAAAGCTTCAATAGATACACCAACGTCAGCAGTTCTCCACACAATCTCAACGTAATCATTAGCAGCCATGTCAACAAAGAAATTCAATGCAGCAATCATATGACTAGGATCACCTGAACTTTTCCTTGGTGGAGGGTGAAATCTGCTGTTTGAGTTGTCAATGTTTGTCCCATTCTTGCGAAACCAAACATCCACATCCTGACCATCATTTGTGGTGTTTTTAAACTGAATGGAAAACTGTAAATTGTAAAGACCTGGGTTACTTACGTTTAATCTTGAAGAATTAGATAAAGTTACACCATTAGAGAAATCTGTTGTGTTAAATGTAATCGCATAGGCAACAGTTGTACTAGCGGCAGTTTGGTCTGTAGAGTCTTGAAACGCACCATAAGGAAAGTTGATGTACTTGCCACCAACTCTAGCAGTTAAGGCTTGAACAGCGTTAAGTAGCTTAATAAAAAACAACCTCAATGTGCCATTATTCTGGTTCTGTACTTCTTGAGAGTAAGCAACACCAGAAGTTCCCAAATTAGGAACTGGTGGTACATCTAGTTGTTTCTGACTAGACATTACTTTTTAATCCAAGTTTGCCAAACAGCACCTGCTGCCAAGATCAAACCACCAACCCATAAAACAGGTTGAGCAATAGAAGCTATCCAATTCAGAACCTTGACAGCACCTTTAGCCGCTTCAATAGCGCCTACTAGATCACTGGTGTTTTTATCAATGGTATCTACTTTGGCTTCAACTGCTAAAAGTCGGTTATAGATTTGCTCGTGGCTGACATCGCTCATTACTGCTCCACAGTATTTAGTGCTGTTTTTAGTAGACCAAAGAAAGCATCTCTGCCTACTTGAAGTTGGTCAACATTAAATTTTGCTGAGTTAAGTTTTCTGTCTAAGTCAACAACATGATTCAGCAATGTCTGCTGTTCAGGTGTCATGTCTTCAAACTGATACTCAACGCCATCGATTGTCACAGGGTTTGTTTTTTTCTCGCCCATGATTTTCTCCTAGTGTGCCATCAAGATCGAGTGATGGCTTCTCGTTTTCCGTTGTTTGCAAACTCTCCGTGTGCAATTGAACGCCACAAATCCATAAAATCAGCGGCATCATCTTTTGTAATAAATCCAGAAACTTCTTTTGTCTTATTGTTAAAAGACAACGAGCATCTCCAGCATTTATTTTGTTTGCTGTAACTTACGCCTTTTACACCTGAAGTATTATGCCTTGCAAGTCGAGAATTTTGATTGTTTGTTTGCCTTGTTGCGGCTCTTAAATTCTCAATTCTATTGTCAGCAGGATTCCCATTTATATGGTCAATAACTTCAGGCAAATATCCATGGTGCATTAGAAAAATTATTCTATGAGTACCTGTAGATGGAAAGCCATTTTTATAAATAACTCGTCTATAGCCTTTTTTATCAAAAGCACCAGCCTCTTTATTTGCATAAAGAGTATTAAAAAATTTTGCACGACTTACATTTAGAGGTTTTGGCTTCCAGAATAAGATGCCATCAACCTCATAGAATAACTCATGCACTAATTCTTTAGTTAGTTCCATGGAACGCCTGTGCTTTTTACAGGATTCTTCAGCAAAGCAATCTGAGCCGCCAAAGAAGCCTCTGTAGCTGCTTTGTCAACAGACTCCCACACCCATGACAAAACTTCAGCTTCTGTGAGGTTTGCATAAGGTACGACTGGAGTGCCTTCAGCCCAGCTTACTGTTGCGTAGGCAGAGGCAGAGTGTTCTCCGTCTACTGCTGTGCAAGTCCAATGAACCACTGAGACAAACCCTGTAGCTACGTCACGTTCCATTGTGTTAATCGACCAGTAAAATGTAGTCATGATGTTTTCCTTTTAAATTAAGCGATGCCTGCGTCTGCAAGGCGTTTACGGAGTGATTGAATTTCCTTGACCAGCATTGGAACAAGTTTTGAGTAGTCCACAGCCATCATTTGCTCTGCGTCTTCAGGTTGATATACAGCCTCTGGAGCAACAGTAGACAACTCTTGAGCAACAAACCCATAACGCTGATGTGAGTTATTTGATTTCCAATCAAACTTACGAACTTTTAAAGAATCAATCAAACTAGAAGCAGAATCAGCATCTTGAATGTTTTGTTTTAAGCGTTGGTCAGATGTGGTGTTGTACAAGGTTGCCGTGCCATTTGTTGAAGTGATACTACCAATTCCTGTCCCAGCAGCCTGAAACGCATGAAAATAGTATGTACCACTAGAACTAGGCGCATTAATAACAACACCGAATTGAGATGTTGTAGGAACAACAGCAACTTTACCCAAAGCACTCGTAGTCCCCACCAGCAAGGCCCCGCTTGAGTCTATACGCATCCGTTCTGTGTCGCTACCAACATTAAATGTCATGTAGTCGTTGTTATACACAGCAACATTGATGGATGACTTTACGACATTTGAACTTGTAAATCCAAGTTTTACCGCATTTGTACCAACAGTAGTATCGTCATTGTTTAGTTTAAGAACAGTTTGAGTTCCAGCGGCACTCAAGGATAATGATGTAGTACCACCAACAACAGTTAATTTTCCTGCGTTACTTGTAGTCCCCACCAGCAAGTTACCGCTTGAGTCTATACGGGCACGCTCTGTGTTACCAGAACCATTCTCAAAAAGAATGTTGTTGCCACTGTCGCCATAAATACGAGCACGATTAGTACCAGCGTTCTGCCATACGATTTGATAATCCTGATCCATGCGGATGCGACCACCAGAGACTGTTAGTCTGTCTCCTGCCGATGTAGTTCCGATTGCCAAATTCCCCGAGGCATCCAATGTCATTGCCTGAGTAAAGGTAATGGCGTTTCCTGCTGTGCCTGATGGGGCGTTGTACCATTGATGAGCGCCAGAAATCTGCAAGTACATTGTGGCAGCAGCAGTTGTCGAATAAATATAATTCGATGCAGAATTTAGGTAAGAGTTTGTGCCT